CATAACAGCCTTACGAGTTTCCCCTGCAATTTCCCGAATCAACCTCAATCCATGTTGATGCAATGCAAATCCTGTTTTTGGATTCACTAAATTAAACACGGCATTTTTTGTTGCTCCAACGGAATTAAAAAACCGTACTCCGGCTTTTCCACTATTACTAACAGCGTCACTCAACTCAGTCAAAACATTTTTGGATAATATATCTTCCATGCCGTCTATCAGTTTTAACGCCTGCGATAATCCACCTGTTTTAAATGCACTCAAAACCTTACTTAGTTTTGCCGTATTTCGAATTTCATCAAATGATTTCAACAAAGCCTTTCTTATTTTTGGAGAATGTTTTTCAGCAATCAATTTCAAATCGGATATAACCAAATTTCCTCTTGATCCCGCTTTGGTTATACTCGCGTATTGGCTTGGTATATATGAATGAAATTGACAAACCATCTTATTCCTCAACCTCAACTAATTCTTCTTCCGATTCTTCTTCAAAAACAGATTCTCCCGTGCTTTGTGGAAGACCGGAAACCCTACGTAAATATTCATTCAAATCACTATCCGGAAACAACGGCATTCCTGCACCGGATAACTTTTGCACGTACTCACCTAACACGGCTAAATCAACGGGCTGCAATCGCCCGGCAGTTAACACCGGTTGCGTATGTGGATCAAAATTATTAAATTCCCACAACTGAGGAATCAACTTTTTATTAAACGGTGTAGCAATCATTTCCAGCCAACCGGACACACTGTCGATAAACATATTTGTTTTCTCTTTAGATAGTGCAAACGATCCGGAACTACCTTTACCACTCAATCCCAATAATAAAAAATCAGCTAACACGGATAATGCAATCCGCGTATCGTATCGATTGACAACGTCCACTGTGTTAATTACACGTGTTCCACTTGTGCTAAGCAGCGTCACGTCAATAGCAGGTGCACTTGTATATGAACCGTCGTCATTAATAAATGGATCAGACGCAATAACAACCCCACCCTCGCTATTCAATCGTATGTCACGCGCCAACTGAACGTACTTAGCAACCACGGCCTGAGACGCTGCATCATCCGCTGCTAATAGTTCGTTTGGAATACGTACAACCGGCAATCCCGTCAAATCACGTTCCACGCCAATTGCCTCAATTTCTTCTATTTTCTTCCCAAAATACCACGGACGATAAGCATTTCGTAGTATAGAACGCCCTTCCGGATTTCCTTTATATAAGGACGGACGAAACAGCATTGACTTTTCCATTGGAATAAATACACGCATGGATGTATTCGGTATTTGCTGCCACAATCCAAGAATAGTTCCGTTCTTATCAATTTCCCATTTATCCAAAGTGTCTTGTGCGCGTATTTTAATACGGCGTACACCAATTTTTCCATCGTCATAAATGGAACGGCGTTCAATACTATTTTGATGCATACCTAAACGTAGTTTAAAAGTGGTTTCGAAGTACGCCCAGCCGTAAGTCAAACAACTAAGAACTTCCATAATTATATCATCCCATGAATCCTCTTGATCATGAAATAATACACCGTCCAGCCACTTTCTCGCATCTTCCAATTCCGTATCGGATTTTCCTAAGTCTTCTCCAATAAGGGACACGTCAACGCGCCATTCCACTTTTCGAATCAGCATTTGTATTGCCAATAATAATCCTCCAACAATAGGAGAATTATCAGCCATTTCTCGATATATTTTCCTACCACGTTCCCCTTGCAATACACGTAAAAATTCCTCACGAATATAGCCGGAACTGTGATCAAGTCCCGTCGTAGATATTTCACGGAACTTACCGCCAGAACTTAATTTTCCATTTGTTCCAACTGATTTACTGATTCGATTTGCCATTTTAAAGAATTACCTTTTAATTCCTGTATAATAACTATCCAATGCTCTTTCCACTTTTTACAAATACTATCTTTAAATATGATATTTGACGGCACTAAAAATTTATGAATTGGATGCCACTCTTCTATTTGGCAAGTTGTTCCAATCTCACACTGCCATGACTGTGCCGTAACAATAATTTTATAATCAACAACGGATACGTTTGCGTATTTACGAATCCATTTCCTATCCTGCGGAACTGTGTTTTTTGCGTAACCGGCTTCAATTAAATATTGCTGCCAATCCAAAATGCTATCAATGAAAAACTGTTCCTTATCGTTACTGATACGAAATTCCGGTAATGGGAAATCATCATTACCATGATGAAAATTTATCTGAACGTTTCCAATATTGAAAATATCCTGATCCTTTAAAGTACAAAAATCCATAATATTACTTATTGTTTCAACATTCGTTATCATCACTCAATACCTTATTGGAGAAGCCCACTTTATTTTTCTTTTTTCCTGCTTTGGTGTTTCTTTTTTTTGCATAGTAGTTAATGCCTGTATATCCACACCCGGCCTATCGATACCATACGTCTCTACCGTATCGGAAGGATTCTTAAACGTTTGTGGCGCAGCCATTGCCATACGCTTTCGATTTCCCATTAATTGGTGGTACGCACGAGACGCCGAATCAACTTGATCATCAAATTTGCCATTTGGGAAACTGCATAGTTCGCCAATAAATTCTTGATTCCAATCGCCGCGAACTATGTACACGTTTCCGGCTTCAGCTTCCGTCGCTAACGCCTGCGCCCGTGTTTCCTTACTACCGGATTCTAAACTGAATTTAACGGGAAATCCTTTAAAAACGGTACTAATCAAATCGCTGCGTTGATACTTGCCTGCCTGACCGGGATCTTGCGGCACGGATTGAACCACGTCCATTTTTCCATCCAAATTAATAATGGATTGTATGTGTTTTTTAATCCGTCCCGATTTAATTCTTTGGCGCGACACGTTTAAAATAAAAATGCAGCCATCCTTGGATATCCCCATTTTACAAGACGCCGTGTAATCCGCGTGTTTCGTTTCACTGCCCGCAAAATCCCAACCGCGTACAACCTTAGTTAAAATTGGAATATCTTTCAAATCGATATATTGCCACCACTCAAATTCAAACAATCCACCTTCACGCGGTACTGGATTTTGTTGATACTGCGCCGCGTAAGCATAAGATCCAAGTTCTCGTTTCCATGCCATTATTTCCTTGTCGGAATATCGTTCATCCCATAACAACTGCCCTTCACGCTTACGGGGATCACGCATAAATAAATGCTTATGATTCGATTCATATTCACATGATAAAACCAATTTTTCATAACCCTCATTTATCATTTCACCAGGCAGATCATATTCATTCGTACGCTGCGCTACAATCAATTTTGCACTACGTTTCGGATCATTTAATCGAGACGTAACAACCTCACGCCACCATCGTATTGTTTCACTGCGAACCTGTACGGATTCGGCTTCCAATACGTTGTGAGGATCATCACAAGAAAATATATCAGCGCCCTCACCCGTTACTGCACCGCACACGGACGTGGAAAAACGATGTCCACCTTTGGTTGTATAGTACAATTGCTTTTGATTGTTATCCTGCACCAACTTGACGTAATCCCAACGTTTCCTAAAAAACAAAGATTCAACCAATGATCTTGTTTTTACCGCGTCACGCAACGCTAATACCTGCGCGTATGAGGACGTAATAAATCGTTTTCCCGGATTTCTTATCCATCCCCAAGCCGGAAACATCACGGACGATATTAATGATTTGGAATGACGTGGCGGCAAACACACGACTAAGTTTCGTATCTCCCCATACCACAATGCCTCTAAATATTCACACAAAGCTTGTATATGCCAACCATCGATATATTTATCCGATTCAATAGTATCCCAGCATATCCGAACAAAATCATATAAATGACGTTTACCCAATTCAGCTTGAGCACAAACAAAATCATATTCTGAATATTCCGTATATTTGGATAATTGATTCATCCGGTTTCTTCCTCACGATAATCAACGTCAACCGCTTTTTCTCTTTTCTCTTCCAATTGCCGTTGATAGATACCGTGTAGCGTACGTAATTCTTGATCGGTACACTTGGACACATCTATGCTATGCGTGTGATCCATAGTGCCTTCTATCTTTTGATTTCGATTATCAGGCCATCGTTCCGGACTACGATTCCTCAGCCAACTCATACAGGCTCTGGAAGATGGAGGAATAATTACAACCTTCTTATTTTTTAAATTATATATATTCCCCTCTTTGTCCACCCTCTCACTATGTTCCACAATCTCAATTTCATCCCCTAAGGCACAACGCAGCAAAGCGCCCTCAACATTATTAGTATTATATTCATCCATGCCTTGTTGACACTTAATAGCAAACTCACTGTGTTTTTTGATCCATTGAATAAGCATGCATTCCATGATCCCCATTGCTGATGCTACTTGTGATTTGGTAAATCCAAATTGAGAAAATAAGTTGTAGGCGTATTGGGGATGAAAATTTGGATTGTATTTTTTTGGCGCAATATTATTGGAATCTCCCAGGTGAAGTCGTTTGTGTGTGATTGGCCAACTATTTCGTTTTTTCATTTTTCCGATAATTGTTAATATATAAACAATGTCTCCACTATCAATAGAATATAATTCGAATCTTTAGCGGATTTTTTTTAAAAAACAACTGAAATTTTATTGAAAAACGTGAAAAAACGGTATTTTTGATGTTTTTTTGGATATTTTTTTGGTAGTGTATTGGATTGAATTTATTATAGTTATGGATTATTCCAAAAGTTTTTTTATTTTTTTTAATTTTTCTTGTTGACAAATTTTACGATCTGGGATAGATTTATATTTGCAATAACGAACCAAAACCAAAACAGAGGGAGAGAAGAAATGAAACCAGGAAACAAAAACCTAGTAATCGGATTAGGGCTTTTGATCGAAACCGTTGCGGAAGAAGCCAAATTGGCAGAGGTCGAAACCTGCGCGACCGAAATTAACGCGATAACGTCAACGCGCAAATGGGCGGAAATTGAAGAAAAAATCATGAGCAAACACTTTGACCAAGCGTCTTGATTGCCCCACCCAACCAACAAGAGAGGGAGAAACGAATATGAAATACGTAGTCCGAATTTATCAACAAGAACCAAAGTCATTCCGTTCCATCCGCACAGCGCTGCGTTACGCTGCCGCAAACGAAAACGAAAACGCGACAACAAGAATAGTGGTCGAGAGAAATGATGGTTGGGGCGAAACGCAATTTGATTTCGTCGCCTCAACTAGACGGGACGCCGACCGATTGGCCAAACAACTCGATGGAGTGCCGGTAGAGCACTGGAATAGCATTGCCAATGAGTTTAGATGCCAAGTTTGAGTTTGAGTTTGAGTTTTCCCGTTGGCCGGTCGCAGCCGGCCTGGGGGAACACCCAACCAACAAGAGAGGGAGAAACGAATATGAAACCAGGAAACAAAATAGGACGAATTGCTTACGACTACCAAATGAATGACAAGGGCACAAAATATCATGACGAAATTGGGTACGTCATAAGCACGTGGGCATCGACTGAAAGATACATGACTGCTACCGGGGCAATTGCTGAAAAAGCCGTAACACTAGTTGATTGGGTAACGGTCAATGGTGACCGGCGTACCAATTGGCCGCAACGAGAATTGGAATTGATTTGAGTCTTCCCCCCACCGGCTGCGACCGGCTGGGGGAACACCCAAACCAAAAAAAGAGGGAGAACTAAAATGGCAAGAGTAAATGAACCGCACGTACAGGCGTACATACGACCTGTGCTAATCAACATTTCGAACCATCCCGTGCTGGGGTGGAGCGAAGAACAAAAAAAAGGGTACAAAATTATCGATGTACCCTTTCCAGCAATCGACCCGTGCGCAAGCGCCGAATCCATAAGGGATTCGGCTTTTAAGCTGGCGGCCGAACTGAATGACAAATATCTGACCAACGAGACCTTTTTCGTGGCCGGGGAATTCAGTTTCAGTTTTCATATGGTCGCAAAACTCCATGCATTAGGCCGTACGGTGGTGCAGGCGACCACCGAGCGAATTGTCGAAGAGTTAGCGGACGGAACAAGAAATGTAGCGTTCCAATTCCGGCAATGGCGCATAATTTGAGTCTTCCCGTTGGCCGGATCGACAGCCGGCCTGGTGGGGGAACACCCAAAACAAAAAACCAAGAGGGAGAAACGATAATGATAAAAATAAGACAATCACAAGATGGTTCAATCGTCATGGCCGAGTGTGACGGAGAAATAAAACTGCCGCCGTACGGCTGGCAAAACGACGATTACGATGTCGGAAATGACCTAACGGAGGAAGAGATCGCGGCATTGGACGATTGAGTTTTCCCGTTGACCGGTTCCCAGACCGGCCTGGGGGGGGGAACACCCAAACAAACTAAGAGGGGGAAATAACATGAAAAACATTAATTACAAAAATTCGCAGTTTCAATTCACCGAGAAACCAATCTACCAATACAAGGCCGAATTGATTTTCGGTCGCAACAAGCGTGATAGTTGTTTTATCCCGGTCGACGGGGTTTTGCCGGTCGATGGAGTTCTGCCGGAAGGACAGTTCAAAGTAATTAAAGCCGGTGATCAATACCGGATCGTTGCCGGAACCGACAAAACAAACCGTTGCTTACTGATGTGCAGTGAAGAGGGTGGGTTTCGCGGGGGAGTACGAATTCTGAAGGCTGGTGAAACATCCGCAAGCCGCATTATTATTGCGGAAGCGGACGCGGGGAACGCGGTTGAATCAAGAATTGCAGTTGCGGTCATCTTATCAGATGGCCAGCATATAGCATTCGAAAACTCAGGCCGCGGCGGCAGGTTCGTTTACCGCTACCACTATACAGGTGGTGAGATCGTGTATGAAAATTACACGCAAGCGGAATGGAATGCGAAGTGGCAGGTTCCTGATCCCGCCACCGTAGAAACAATTTGAGTTTTCCCCTCAGCCGGTCTGCCAGCCGGCCTGGGGGAACACCCAAAACAAACTAAGAGGGAGAAACGAAAATGAGAAAGTACATATGGGAATCTAATGCAGATGGTGAGCTGTCGCTGGAGGCGGCATCGTTAGAGGCGGCAATCGAGAAAGCCAAAGTGCTGGTACTGGACGGAGATTGGCCGGAAGAGGGATGTGATATAGAACTGTTCGTCCGGCATGAATCCGAAGAGGATTGGGAGTGGTGTGACCACGAATTCCACATTCAGTCGAAAGAGGAAATTCTGAAAGAGGCCCTGGAGGAATCAGGGGTTCTCGTTGCAGAAAACGAGCACGAGTATTCCACCGAGAAAATCTATCATTTCGGCGATGAGTATTATTACATCGTTGAAAACGGCGGCGACCGCGGCGCGTATGACCGGATGGGCGGGGATGGGGTATGGCGTGACCACCCGATCGAGCCGGCAACTGTAATTTCTAAATCGGAAGTAATTTGTAAATTGCTCGACTGGGGAATCGAGCCGGAAGAAATAAAAAATGGATGACCAAAGAAAGCAGAAAATAATAATTGATTTTTGCTCAGGGAAAACGCTGGAATTGATTGGACGTGACCTAAAAGTATCAAAACAGCGCGTCCATCAAATCCTGCAAAAAATGCCGGAGTACAAAACAATGCTGAGCAAATCGCGGAAAATGCGTCGGGTCAGATATGCGCATATCTGTCCCCAATGTGATCAATTGTTTCTTGCTGTCAGCAAAGGCAGGAAATATTGCTCGAATAAATGTCAAGGGCTCGCGCAGTACGCGAAAAAAGTCGCAGCCGGCCTGGGGGGGAACACCCAAAACAAAAAACCAAGAAGGAGAAACGAAAATGAAATATAAAATAAGAATGTCAGAAGACGGAC